AAGTATCTAATTCATTAACAGCTTGTTCTTTCACATCCGGCTTGTCATGACTATATCCCTTCTTCTGCATTGCAAGGTGATCTTCATACTTCTTAGCCATGTAACCCTTACCAGTCTTCGGATCATACATCATGTGTGGCTTGAAATCTTCCTTGCCTTCAGATGTTTTTTGCTTTCCATCCGGTCCTATAGTAGTAGGCTTAGGATCTTTTTTCTTTTTGCCAGAATTTGCTGCTTGCTGAATTTTGTGGCCGAGATAAGCACCAGCTGCTGCTCCTGCAGGACCACCGGCTAAGCCTCCAGCGACTCCACCAGCTACAGCGCCTGTAACGCCTTCTCTAATTTCATCGAATGTTTTCATTATCCTCTTACCTTTGCTGCTAGATCTTTGTCTGCCTTACCCCATGTTCCAGAGGATTTTGTTACAAACGAATTGACTCGAGCCATGCCCCATTGTTGTGGTGTTGTCCCAGGTCGATGGCCTGTTTTCCATGCGGCCATTCCACGATTATAGACTTTACGAAGAATGCCGATTGGCATGCCAGACTTTTCAGCCTTAGCCGCAAGACCCTTCTTTTCTTCTTCTGTAATGTATGACTTGAATTGAATCATTTGCTATCTCCAAACATAGCTTTAAAGCGTTTTGTGTGTTTACTTGGTTTTGTTTTAGCGGTTGCATCACCGGGAGCTGGCTTGTATGCAGATGCATCGTCGTCAGCCTTCTTTGCTCCCTTCTTAAAATGTGCATCTCGCCTAGCTTTAGTAGACTTAGACTTAATGCCTGAATGATATGCTTTAGGTTGTGTGCCTTCACGGTCTTTAATATCTGGATCTTGAGGTGAGCTAGTCTTTTCAAGAATATCGATTGCGTCTAGCCACTTTCGCATTGTTCTACCTGCGCTTTCGACAATAACATAGTTGGTGCCTAGTACTTTGACTTCTGCTAATTCGTCTGTATCTTTTATAACTACTGTGTCACCAACATCAAAGAGCTGACCTTTGACATATGCTTCACGAGTTTCTGAAACTGTTTCAAGCTGTATGTGGCTCTTATATTCGGTTTGTTCTTTAAGGCCTAATCCTTTACGAACTGCATTGTAAATAGCTTTTGCGTCTACGTTTGAAACATTCTTCGGTAGGCCTTGAGAGAATGCAGTAAAGTCTTTATCTGATGCAGCCTTACGCATTTTAGATGCAGACATACCAGATGTACCTTCAGCATCTGGATCTCGTTCACCGGCACTAACTACTGAAATTCTTTGAAAGTTGAAGAATCCGTGTCTACCTTTTTTACCATTCACCGCATTTAGACGTGCTTCAAACTCTCTAATTCTGTCTGAACCAACCACCATCACTACATTTTTAAATCCTTCATCGTATATTTTAGAAGCAACTTCCATAACATTACGAACTGTAGGAGTCATTACGATAGAACGAGCATACTTTGGAAACATTCTTCGTGCAAACTTAACTTTTGTCTTATAGTCTAGTGGATTTTTGTCTTTATCTTGTGATGGAGATATGAAAATGCGATAAGGATTTCTTCCTGCTTTTTTAGCTAGAGAAGACAAGAGTTTCTCATGGCCAATAGTAGGAGGATTCATTCTACCGAAAGTAAAATAAACTGTCTTCTCTTCTTCAACAAGATATGATCTAAATGAACTAATCATCTTTTACGAGAAATCTCCGCACGGCGTTTCTTAGGCATTAGTCGGCGTTGCAAGATCTTCATCCGCTGTTGCCAGCCACCTTGCTTCAAACGCTTCTCAATTTGTTTTTTCTTTGCTACTGAAAGTTGACTCTTCTTTACACCTTTACCTGCTAGCTTATCTGCAAAGGTTCCTCTGGCTGCACGACGAGATCTACGCTTAAGAACATCAGTCTTAGCTAACCTCTTGCGTGCACGCTTACGAGCAAGTTTAAGCTGAGTCTTGCGCCGCTTCATATTGCGTGCAAGTTTTCGTCTTCCTTGTATGGAGAGTTCTTCTGAAGTGCTCACAGCCTTCTTAGCTTTATGAGCCTGATATTGAATTTCTTCTGGTTCACCCGGACGTAAGTCCACGATCATAAAGTCTTTGAATGACAACGGTTTTGCCATTTAATTTCTCCCTGGTTTATCCCATCCCTTTAATATATCGGGTGAAAAGTTTGCGTATGAGAATTCCATACGGTCCACTATTTTCACTGCATCACCACCAAGTTTATCGATTGCAACATAACCCTCTTGGCCTGTTACGCGATATCCTTTCTTAGTTTTTAAAAACGTAGATACGCTATTCAACCTGTTTAGAGTATTTATAAGTTTTAATTTTGCAAGAACGATAACTTTTTGCAATTCAAACATTTGAATTAAGCTTTGTCTATTCTTATTTGAAAAGAATGCTAGAATATCGTTAAGCTTTTTTTGTTGTGCAGCTTTACCTTTATCAGTCTTTCTGGAATCGATTTCCTTTTGATATTTATTTGAAATGAATTTAATGAGAGCATCGACTCTTTTCTTTGGATCTGGCGGAAGTGCACCTGCTCGTACATAGCTGTTAGCATGAGTTTCAATGTGTCTAGCCAGATCTTGGTTGTTCTCAAGTTGGCGCAGAGTAGAGCCTGCAATACGATTGAAGATATATCCTGCGGTTTTAAGATGATCGTTTACTTGATCTGTTTCTTTCTTCGACATTGTATATTTAGTCATGTCACGAAGCATGGCATCCTGAGACCAAACGTTCTTTGATTGATTGAAAGTGTTTACTTTGACACCATACGATGCTTTCATTGTTTCGAATGATTTTCCGGTGTACGTCGTATGCCATACAATTCCAATCTTTGTTGCCTTAATTTGCTTGGCCATTTCCGTCCCAGCCGGTACTGCATAAACAATTGTATTGGGGTGGAACGTAACATACGCTTTACCGTCGATTTTTTTAGTCTTAATATCCGATTTTGAATACAAGAAATCACCTTGGACTACTCCCTTTATCCCGAGCTCTGGTAGATACTTAAGAGCAAGTTTAAGCTTGTCAGCAAGATCGCCAGATGCGTCAGCATCAATATCCGCATCGCTCTTGTATACTTTGGGAGACTTATTAAAGATTCCTTTTTTCGCCACGAAGAATCTTCCATCCCGAGGATCAGTGCCACAAAACACAGCAGGAGCACCATCCCACTTAACAGATACATTGCCAGCATGTTTTCCTCCTAGCATATCGCGAAGAGATCGTAAAGCCATGATAGCGTCACGTGTACCTTTAACTCCACCGTAGATAACCTTATCCTCGATGTGAGTCATATGGGTATTTTTTTCTTCGGTTATAAAAGTAGAAAAGTTCATTTAAATCTGCTTCGCATTTCTATTTTTGGTTGCTGTCATCTTTGATACAATAAAGAATCTTCCTCCGCGGATGCCGAATTGATTCTTTGCTTGCTCTGGTCTGACATAGTAGTACGCTTGATAATCACCACGTGGTGTTTCACTGTGAAGCACTGTGTGGTTAGATCTTATTTCGTATGTTGGTGTTGCACCGTCTTTAATTTTTTTAAGCAACATTGGTCCTTGATAGAGGACATCGATGTTTTGTCTACCTGTGGCTTTTCCGCCTCTATAGTCTTTACCGTACATTGTCTTGTTAATGACTGAACGAGATTTGACTGGACGATAGTATCCAGTTTTCATAGGAAATTTATTAGCATCGCCGTGATCTTTTTGTAACGCTGCCTTTAGATCTTTTACAAATTCTTTTACTTCGGATTCTGATTGAATCTCTACCATGCCACCATACTGCTGAAAGTCATTTGCCTTCCGGCCTTTTTTATGAGAGATCCAAAAGACTTCTTTGCCTGTAGGATCCATCATGTGGAAATCAGCTTTAGGTGTACCCGGTGTGCTTGCAATCTCAGAAACCTTTTCAGTTCTCTTACCTATTTTCAAATAGATGAACGGTACATTTTCATCTTGTAAAACATTAAACAATTCTTTCTTAAACGCAGTCAATGCTTCGTCTTCTGCACGAGTACCAGAGCCAGCACCTTTACCACCAAACTCAGGAGACTTTGAAAAATGCTTAAGCATGTAAGACTTTCCGTCTTGCCCCGCAAAAGTAATAGTGTTAAGAGTCTTAGCATCACGAACATCAAGAGCAGACTTAAATTTCTTAATAGTTTCTGCGTCTTTCTTTAGCCGTACAGTCCCACC